GTATTGCGCCAAACCAATCAAAAGTAGAAGTAACAGGGTCAGGTCAAGCAACTGACACAATTGATTTTGATATTAATGGAAATCAAATAGCACAACTAGGAAGTGAATATCTTTATGTACCAACAGGTACTACTGCTAACAGACCAGGTTCGCCAGCAGACGGTTATATTAGATACAACACAGACCTAAACATGTTTGAAGGTTATGCAAATAGTCAATGGAGTGGACTAGGCGGCGGCAATCCGTGGGCTACTAAAAGTGGTGCATACACAGCAATGAACAACGACAGATTGTTTGTTGATACTAGCGGTGGACAAGTTACAATTACATTACCTGCATCACCGAGCGTAGGTGACAATGTAAGATTTATGGATCTAGCAGGATCATTTGGTACAAATAATTTAATTGTAGGAAGAAACAGTGAACTAATCGTAGGAGATACAGCGGACTTAACAGTAGACACTGATGACGCGGCATTCCAATTAATTTACACAGGTGCAACTTATGGTTGGAAACTAGCAGAGGTATAAGATGGCAAACTATTCACAGAGCAAAAATAAAAATACAAAATTTGGTGGTACTGACAGTATTATTGTACCAGTTGGTACAACAGCAGAACGTGCAGGTACAGAATTAGGTCAAGTACGTTACAACACTGATTTAGGTTTTCTAGAACAGTATAATAACACAGGTTGGGCAGGTATTGATGCACCGCCTACTGTGAGTAATTCAACAGGTGTAATTAACGAAGATACTGATACAACAATAACAGTTACTGGATCAAATTTTAAAAGCGGATCTATTGTATATATTGAAGGTGCTGGAGTAAGCAACTCGAGTAGAGCACTTTCTACAACCTTTGTTAACAGTGGCGAACTTACTGCAAACACAAATGCCTCAAGTGTAAATTTTGTTGCAGGCGCAAGTTATAATATTAAAGTAGTTAACCCGTCAGGATTAAGTGCGGTATTAGAACCTGCCGGTACAATTGATAGTGATCCAATATGGAGTACTGCCGCGGGATTATTAGCAACTGTTTATGATGTAAGCAGAGCAAACACTTCTTTGAGTGTATCTGCTACAGATCCAGATAGTGCGAGTATTACATATTCGTTAGCAAGTGGAACACTACCTACAGGATTAAGTTTGAATACTAGTACAGGTGCATTACAAGGTACTATCAGTGCAGTTGGTAGTGATACAACTTATTCATTTACTATTAGAGCAACAGGCGATCAATCACAATTTTTAGACAGAAGTTTTTCTGTAGATGTTAAAGCACCAATTGTACAGACATTCAGTTACACAGGATCAACTACAAGTTACACTATTCCATCAGCGGTTACCGATGTACAAATCAAAACATGGGGAGCAGGCGGCGGAAGAGAAGCCGCAAATGGCGGCGCCGGCGGATTTAGTACATCAATATTTAGAAAATCAGCAGGATCAAGTCATACTTTTGCAATACAAGTAGGACAAGGTGGCAATGGGACAGGGTCGGATGCATGTGGCGGTGGCGGCTATTCAGGTGTGTTTGTTAGTAACTCTGTAAGTTGGGGAAATAGTTTAGTTATTGCTGGCGGCGGCGGAGGAGGTAACTCTAGCGAAGGCGGAAGAGAAGGCGGTGCTGGCGGCGGCGCAAACGGCCAAGACGCAGGTTCTGCTTCAAATAGAGGCGAAGGTGGTACACAAACAGCAGGTGGTCTCAATCAAGGCGGAGTTATTAGAAACGATGCTGGCGGAGCAAACCCAGTTGCTTCGGGACAATTACAAGGTGGCTGGGGCGGCGGAGATAACAAATACACTTACACAAATGCTTTTCCAAATGGTGGCAGATCTGCAGGTAGCGGTGGTACTAACGGCGCAGGCGGTGGCTCCGGATACTATGGTGGCGGTGGTGGAACACACTACCCGTCGGGAACAAACTCCGGTGGCGGAGGTGGCGGATCAGGCTATGTACATGCTATTACTAGCGGAAGTGGAACACGCGGTAGTTGGACTAATGTAAGTGGAGCAAGTTATACCGGAAACAGACAAAGTCTAGCATCACAAGGAACAAGTGATAGTGATTATCCAGGAAGTATTGGCGCCGGCGCGACTTCTGATTTAAGCAACGGTCAAAACGGATATATAGTAATTAGATACTAAACTATTTTAAACTGTTACCATTAGCAGATTCAACTAATTTATCTAGCCATGCTTGAACTTCTTTAGGAGTTTCGACTCCTTTTAATTGTGCGTGAAGTTGTAGTATGTCATATAATGCAAGTATTTGTTGTTCAGTTAACATAGTAATCCTTAAACTAATAAATCCAATACTGTTTGTAATTTATCTTTAATTGCACGGTTTTGAAGAGTGTTACGTAAACCTACATGCAGTGGTTTAGGCCAACAGTTTACGTTAGTCCAAGCATATCCACTATGTTCATCATTTAGTATAGGAATAAATTCATTGTCTACAATAGCCAAGTAAGTATGAAAGAAAAACTTCGAATCGTTTGACGTAAACATTTCTAATGGAATGACTTTTTTGATAGGTGGTGTTTTTCCAACTTCTTCGGATATTTCACGTTCTAGTGCTTTCCAAGGAGTTTCATTACCTTCTGCTTTACCACCAACAAGTCCCCATTGACCAGCAGTTTTGGTCTTGGTACGTTCTAGGAAAAGAAATCGTTTGGTATTACGTGCATAAAATAATGCACCACTACAAACAATGTTTTTGTCTTTTAAAGTACTATTCTCCATGATCCTGCAGGATATTCTCCTTCATAACTTTTTAACCATGCGCCAGTTTCATTTGTATATTTGTACTGTACGCCTGTATATGTATTAGTTATGTAGACAGGTTCTTGGGCCACACTAGAATCGGCACGCTCTTCATTTGCACTTGCGTCAAATGTAATTTCCCAATTTGAGCCGTTCCATGTTACAATGTCATTTGCCGCACCTACTGTTTGATCTTTCCAAGCAAATGTATCTGGGTTTGGATCATCTAGCAATAGATATCTTGTACCTACAGCAAGACTTGCTGTTTCTGGATTGAAACTTGTAGGATCAATAATAGCATCAACGGTACCTCTACTGTTTATACTATCACTCAATACTGTATTCTCTGGTACTGTGTCAGCATCAAAACTCAAAACAAGTTGTGTTTCATCTGTAGGATTTACACTTGCAGTGGCAACAACTTCGTTACCATCAGACTTTGCTAGCCTAATAGTGCTTATACCAGCACGGAATTCGCCCGGGTATTGATCTAATACTTTGAACCAACTTATCGGTTCGCCTAGTTTTGTTGGAACACCGTCTTGTGATGTTGAACTGTTTTCGTGTGCATCCATAAGTTTTGCTACACCATTAAGCACAAGTAAACCAAAATTATTTGGAGTTACACTTTGGCTTGTCATTGACTCACCGTCAATTAATCCTAGTTGTATTCCACCGTCGTCATCAAAAACACTCATAACAATCTTTTCGATAACACCAAGTTTCTTGATTTTTGCTGGAGGTGTAATCCATATAGGCATAGTAAAAGTTAATTCGCCTATGTCAATTTCTGTATCAACACCTTGTGGAATAGTTCTTGTGCTAAAATTAACACTTGAAAGTTCTATCAAACTCAAACTGGTCCAATCTATATAGTTTGCTGTGCTTTGTATTTCTAAACTAGGATTAAACAATACCAATATCTGTTCCATTATTTGTAATTTTTGATCAGTATTAGTACTCCACACATCACATTTCATTTGAAGATTAAATGGTACAGGCATTAGTCTTTCTACAGTATAACCAGGACCTTGAGCACCAGTGTACTGTTCTGTATTGTCGTCATAGTATCTTTCTCTAATATGTAATTTGTTTACATGAGTAGGATTTTGAATTCTATCTCTAGAATATTCTAAACCTTGGATATATGCCGCAATTCTTGGAGCACTTACAACTTTGTTTTCGCTGTTGTCTCTAATAATATTTGCAACTTGTCTAGTTAAATTACCGTATGTACAAGGAACTTTACGCAGTGTTCCTGCGTTGTCTTTGTAACTGAAATTACTAAACGCACGGATAAACTGTGTTACAAAGCGTCTTATCTGTCCATCATAAAAATGTTGCATTACTTGTTTACCTTTGTATTTTTATCATTGTATCGTCTAGGATTATTATGTGCAGGTGCATAGTAAGTTTTTCCTTTTCTAGTAACCTTTTTTAGACCTACTGTTTTTTCTGTTCCATCAATAGGTATGCCCCATAACTCCTTTAATCTCATTAATTATCCGCCTTTGGTTTAAGTGCTTTAGAAAGACTCTGTCTTTCTTCAACTTCTTTACCTCCGATTGTATTCTTTTTGGTATTGTTAACAAAACCACCAAGTTGACTGTTAGTTGTATCATCACCAACCATGCCCTGTGGATTAGTTAACGATCCTGATCTTACATTATCTTCAAATTTCACCCATCTCTTCCCATTATATCTAAAAAGCCTATTAGGAAAATAATCTGTTCTTAAGAAAAATTCCCCATCAACTGCACCTTGTGGAAATTGTGCACCAAACCCATATGGTTTTCCGTTAGCAGGTAATCCGTCTTCTGTTAAGTATCCTACATAATAATTATTCTTTGGAGATTTAAGAACTGCACTAGTATCTAGTTTAGTCGTGTCAACTTTAATGTCAGTTTGTGATCCTTCTTCTGTTAGAACATTTCCCTCACCATCAGTTGGAACAACAAAATAACTTTTTGTATCATAACCAGGACTAGGAGCATCTGCTTGTGCTTGATCTAATACTGCTTGATTAATTTGCATTTCTTTTTCGTATGTTGAAAGCACATCACGTATAGTAGATCCGGTTCCTTCTCCACTGTCTTTGTTGAAAATTTCTTTAAATTCTTGACTGTCAATTAGAGGTTTACATTTACATCTAATTAAGTGTGGATACCAAGTTTGACTAAATCCTTCGGCGGCTCTGTTAACGTCCTCAATAACATAGAAACGTTTAAGTGCTACTTGATAATCGTTAAGTGCATACTCGTCTTTGAGGTGAGGTAGTTCCAGTACATCTCCACTCATTAATTTTCTTCCAATGTTTTCAACACTTGAATTTAGATGAAAAGTAAAAAAAAAT